GCAATAGCTCGATCCCACCCAAATTTTCCAATATGATCATACAATACGGTCCATTCGGGGGATTGAACTACCGTACCAACAGCACATTCTGTAATGGTCTTGTTACGTTGAAATAACGCTGCAGGAGTCAAGAAATATTTTCTTACCAACATTACAGAAGGCATGTTAGCAGCCGCAAATACGCGGACTTTATCTTTTGTCAATTTGGTGGATTCATCTTTTAACGATCCCTTAAAAATCGTATTAATAGATTCCCCAGCCAAGAGACGCTTTTCCATTCTCGCAACTTCTTCGAGAATAAGCGGATCCACATCTCGAGGGCATGAAATTCCCTCAACTACTCGATCAGATTTTTCTACATATTGTGTCTTGGGTCCTTTTCCAGGAAATCCAACAGACGTAGAAAAGTTCATGGCATTTAGCCCAAGAACTCCATCTAATCCAGCAAGATTGACATCATCATCAATCTTACCAACTTTAGCCAACTCTTCTTTGGGAAGAGCTGCCAAGCGAGCAGAATAATCGACAAAAGATTTTTGAACCAACGCAGAATCAAATTTAGTGGCAGTATCAACCTTACCACTAATATCTAACACTTTGTGTCTGCGATGATTCATTTGACGAGGAGGTCCATGCATGCGTTCTTTACCCATGACTTCAGTAACATTGTCTGAAATCAGAGATACTACAACTGCACTCTTACTAGGTTTGCCTGTACTGTTATTATGTCCACCATGAATTCGGATCTTAGCATCAAGTTCCAAATCATTAGTGGGACAGGCTTCATGTGGTTTAGTAAGTGGACCAAATTCAATACCCATACTTTTGGTTTCTAATGGTGTGGCAGAGTGTGAAATTAAAACTCCAGGCTTCTTTTCCAACTTGGAAAGTGCCGAAGTAATCATCTCTCGCGTTAAGAAACCAGCTGCACCAGTATGTCCTCGACCTGCTAAATGGTGACCTGCAATAAAAGGAACACCATTAGCATTACCTACAAGCACCGCCATGCATAAACCGCCAAAGGTTTCCTCAGGAAAATGATATTTCAATCCTGAGAAATGTCCTCCTGCAGTCGTGATCACATGACCTCTTGTAGCAGTCATATTAGGGAAGCGTTTTAATTCACCATCGTTATTATAGATGGTAAAAACGTCTAACTTCTTCCCCTCCAAAATTTCTTTTGGATAATAATCAATCAAATCACGGTGCAAACCTGCTCCTGGACAATACCAGAGAGCAAGATCGGTTCCCGGAATTCGTTCGATTACCTTAGTGTCTAGTGGCATGTCCTTAAAGGTGTGTCCACCAATTTTAGTCAAGGTGACAAAATCAGTTTCTTTAGGGACAAAATGATTAGGTAAGAGTAGCACATTGCTACGAAGAGGTAGGATGTTACAATAGGAACCATCCTG